GTATGAAGAACCAAGGTGTATTTGACTACGTAATTTGGGTTGACAGAAGCGATCACTTGCCGCCAGAAGACAAGACCAGCATGTCGCTTGAGCCTTGGATGGCTGATTTTGTAATTGACAATAACGGGCTGCTAGAGGAAACTAAACGCAACACTACAGACCTAATCGATAACATACTTGTAACGCACTTAGGTTACGATGCATTAGAGGTCTTAGCTCGTTAATAATCGGGCGTTAAATCGCCCTGTCGCCACCGCACGTTAGTCTTTTGAACGATCCGCTGGCAGTTAGCGCAAACGGTCTTGAGATTATTTGGACGGCAGTTTTCTAAGTCGCCGTCCACATGATACACATCAAACTGTTCTGGATGCTTGCTGGTAAATCCGCACTTCTCACAGAAACTCTTCTTAGTATACCCTCTATAGAACCACCTCGGCGCCCTTCCCTGTGACTTTGCTCGCAAGCACGGACCACACTTAGAACGATAATATGGTGTTTTGCCCTTGTAATAATTAATTGCACAGGGCTTTCTTCTACATGATTTACATAAAGGACGCATACATTCTATTTAGCACCTTTTCGGGGCCTTTTAACCTTGCGTAATTAGGGTATTTTGCTCAAAGTGCGCTAAATACTTGTAAGGAATATATTGCTCAAAGGAGAAAATAAATATGGCACTCGTATCACCAGGTGTTGAGGTTAATGTAATAGACGAATCGTTCTACACACCAGCAGCCCCAGGCACCGTTCCAATGATATTTGTTGCTTCTGCTCAAGGTAAATCAAACGGCAGTGGCACAGGTACAGCATCAGGAACGCTTGCGGCAAACGCAGGCAGACCTTACTTGATGACATCACAACGCGAACTAGTAGAGACGTTTGGTGATCCAACGTTCTACACAGACGCAAACAACAACCCAATCAACGGCGGCGAATTAAACGAATATGGTCTGCAAGCCGCGTATTCACTACTAGGTGTAAGTAACAGAGTGTATGTTACACGAGCAGACATTGATCTAGGATCTTTGCAGCCACAAGCAGAAGAGCCTGGCGCTAATCCAGACGATGGTACAAACTGGCTTGATACACAGATTACACAGTTTGGTATTTTTGAGTGGAATGGCGAACCTGCACAAACTACAGGCGGCCAGAGTTTTTCACTACAGACCCCAATCGTAATTACTGACGAAACACGTTTGGTAGGCGGCCAGACAACAGGCGCTCCAAAGGCAAGCGTAGGTGCACTAGGCCAGTATGCCGTAAGAGCAACTAGCAAAAAGATTACACTATACTACAAGATCAGCGATGGTACTTGGGTAGTAGTTGGCAGCTCTGACTGGAAGAAAGAGTTCCCGTCATTTACAGGTGGTGTAGTAGGCGCTCAGTTTAGCCAAGGCAACGACAGCTTTACAATTAGCATCCCTGGTAGTTTACCAGCTGTAAACTTGTCGTTCAGTGAAGGCGACTACGCAGACTTGGACGCACTAGTTGGCGACATCAACAACAACGGTAACACCAGCGGTATTTTTGCTGAAAATGTTAACGGTCGACTATACCTTTACAACTCAGGTGTCAAAGGTGATTCAATTCAACTTAGCAACGCTACTGGCACAATCTTTGATGAAGACAAACTGAATATTACAGCTGGCACATACTATGCTACAGCACTTCAGATCAGCCCGCACACAGACGTACCAACGTTTGCTTCTACGTTCTCAGCAAGCAGACCAACTGGTTCTATTTGGATCAAGAGCACTGAGCCAAATCTAGGTGCACGTTGGAGATACAAGCGTTATAATGGCGACGTTGAGCTGTTTGACGAAGTACCTGCTCCGTTATACACCAGCAACGCAAAAGCATTGTTCGAACTAGATCGTTCAGGTGGCGGCATCAACTTGGCTCAAGGCGAAACATTTGTTCGTTACAATTCAGACGGCAAGAGCCCTGCAGAAGCAGAGTTTAGAATCTACTCAAGAAGCACTGTTGGCGCAACTGTAATCACAAGTGGTGTAGTTGCTGATCAGCTAACTGGCGGCGATTCATACTCATTCGATCTTTACGAAACACAGTTGGGCGAGCAGACACTGTCAGGAAGCACAACTATTACAATCACAGCAGCAGAGTTACCAGACGACGCTGACACAGTAGCAGGTGCTATTAACGCAGCTGGTCTTGACCATGTGGTAGCAAGCGTTGACACGCAGAACCGTGTTGTTATTACACACGAACTAGGCGGCGACATTGTGATCACAGACACAGACGGTTTAATGGGCGACATTGGTTTTGTACCATTTGACGCGGCCAGCCCAGGAACTACTACTAGACACCTATACGCAGTACAAGGTGACAACACAGGCGAACTAATCGCAAGCAACTGGCGTGAGGCAGACTTTGTTGCATCAGAAGATGCGCCACAGAACCTTGCAGCAGACGGCGAGCTATGGTACAACTCAGTAGTTGACGAAGCTGACATCATGGTACACGATGGTAGCGCATGGGTAGGTTATAAGAACCAGTTCCCAGATACCAACGCAACTGGCCCTATCGTAAGTGCAAGTGAGCCGACGCTACAGACTAACGGCGACAACCTAGCAAACGGCGATATTTGGATTGATACGGCAGACATTGACAACTATCCAACAATTTACCGTTACAACCAGTTGGCACAGCAGTTTGACTTAGTCGACAAAACCGACCAAACTACTGACTCGGGTGTATTGTTTGCTGATGCACGTTGGAATACAAGCGGTGCAAACTCTGATACACAGGGTTCAATTGTAAACTTGCTTGAAAGCGACTACCTAGATCCAGACGCACCAGATCCAGCTCTATATCCACGTGGTATGTTGCTGTTTAACCTACGTCGCAGCGGCTTCAACGTTAAGCGTTTTGTTCGTAACTACATTGACGTAAACGAAGACAACATCCGCTTTAACGATGAGTCAATGTCAGGTTACTATGTAAACCGTTGGGTTACTGAATCAGCTAACCAAAATGACGGTTCAGGTAGCTTCGGACGTATTGCACAGCGTAAGGTTGTAACACAATCACTACAGGCAATGCTTAGCTCAAACCAAGACATCCGCGACAACGAGTCACGCTTGTTCAACGTTATGGCTACTCCAGGGTATCCAGAGCTAATCGGCGAGATGATCACTCTTAACTTTGATAGAGGACTGAGTGCATTTATCGTTGGTGACAGTCCAATGCGGTTACGTCCAGATGCAACTTCGCTTAATGAGTGGGGTCAGAACGTTCGTAACGCAGTAGAAGACAACGCACAAGGTCTTGTTAGCTTTGACGAGTACTTGGGTGTTTACTACCCAGCAGGCTTTACAAGCGACAACGCAGGTAACAACGTTGTTGTTCCAGCAAGCCACATGGCATTGCGCACAATCGCACTAAGTGACCAAGTGAGCTACCCATGGTTTGCTCCTGCAGGTACACGACGTGGTGGCGTTACAAACGCAACTTCATCTGGTTACATTAACGATGAAGGCGAGTTTGTTAGTATTTCACTTAACCAAGGACAGCGTGACACATTGTATACAAACAGTGTTAACCCGATCACATTCCTAGCAGGAAGCGGATTGGTAGTATTTGGTCAGAAGACACGCGCACGTAACGCTAGTGCACTTGATAGAATCAACGTTGCAAGACTTGTTGTATACTTGCGTACACAGCTCAACAGATTGGCTAAGCCATACTTGTTCGAGCCAAACGACAAGTCAACAAGAGACGAGATCAAAGGTGTAGTCGAAAGTCTGATGCTTGAGCTTGTGGGTCAGCGAGCACTATACGACTACATTGTTGTATGTGACGAGACCAACAACACACCAGCAAGAATCGACCGTAACGAACTTTACGTTGACGTCGCTATAGAACCTGTTAAAGCAATCGAGTTTATCTTCATTCCATTGAGACTGAAGAATACAGGAGAAATTGCAGGACTATAAAAAGTGAGGGGCTTTTATAGCCCCGACTTTTTGATAAATACTAGCAATAGGAGAATAATAAATGGCAATTTCATCATTATCAAAAATAACAGTTCCACTAGCGAGCGACCAGTCTGCTACTAGTCAGGGTCTGTTGATGCCAAAGCTACAATACCGTTTCAGGGTAACACTTGAAAACTTCGGTGTTAGCTCAGGGACGACTGAATTAACAAAGCAAGTAATGGACGTAACACGCCCTAACTTGACTTTCGAAGAAATCATTCTTGACGTTTACAACTCAAAGAGTTATCTAGCAGGCAAGCACACTTGGGACCCACTCACACTAACATTGCGTGATGATGTAACAGGTGCTGTGCAGAAGCAGGTAGGCGAGCAGCTACAGAAGCAGTTCGACTTCTTCGAACAATCAGGTGCAGCAAGTGGTGTCGACTACAAGTTCTTAACACGTATTGAGATCTTAGACGGCGGCAACGGCGCATTTGAAACAAACGTACTAGAAACTTGGGAGTGCTATGGTTGCTTTGTGCAGAACGCGAACTACAACTCATTGAACTACGCAAACAACGACCCGGCAACAATTGCGCTGTCTATCAGATATGATAACGCAGTACAAACACCTCAGGGTACTGGCGTTGGCACAAACGTTGGACGTACAACAAATACTCTAGTAACTGGCGCAGGCTCGAGCAGCAACCAGTAATAACTAGAATAATTACTTACTTGAAGGAGTCGTTTTACGGCTCCTTTTTTATTATGTACGTGGTTAATTCTTTTAGATAAATATTACTATGGCAATACTTAACGGCTTTCTAGACAACTTCACGCAAGGGGCGACAAACCCCAAAGGCAACCTTGGTGACTTCAAGCACGCTGCTAGGCTTTATGCTGACGATACCTTTAGACTAGCACCTAAAACCAAGTTTCTCTTTTTCGTTGTATTTTCAGTGTCACCAGAAGCACAGAAAGTATTACCAGGTTACAACCTAATTAAACAAGAAGTTGGATTGCTTGCAAAAACTATCGACTTGCCCCAGTATTCTGCAAACGTAGAAATAAAGAATCAATATAATCGAAAGAAACTTGTGCAAACAGGCATCGAATACACGCCTGTAACAATTTCAATGCACGACGACAACTTTGGCCTTACTACACTTTTATTAGAAGCGTACTATAGATATTACTTTAGAGATTCTGACACATCGATTAGGCAAGACGGTTATAAGCCAAGAGATGCATATTCAGAAGCTCGCGATTATAGGTATGGCCTAGACAACGGACGCACTACTCCTTTCTTTGACTCAATAAAACTCTATCAATTTTCACGCAAAGAATTTACCGAATTCAAACTAGTAAATCCATTGATTGAGAAGTGGGGACACGACACAATGGATCAATCCGACGGCACCGGTCTAGCTGAAAACACCATGGTGCTAAACTACGAAGCAGTTACTTACAACAGAGGCAGAGTTGAAGAAGACAATCCAGACTACTTTGGAACAAGCCATTACGACAACGTGCCAAGTCCTTTGACACTTGAAGGTGGTGGCGTCGCTAACCTACTTGGCGAAGGTGGCGTAGGACAAGGTGGACTGTCAGTGCTTGGCGATATTGCATCAGGCCAGGTTAACGGAGCTACACTGCTAAGAGGTATAAACACTGCTCGTAACGCAGGCGACCTGTCAAGAGGGTCGCTAATACAAGAAGGTATAGGCGTTGCAACTAGTGCAATAAGTGCTGTAGGACAAAATAATCCAGGAGGCTTAGCTGGTACTTTCTTCGGAGGGTTAAATAACGCAGAAGGTAGCGGTGTAGAAGCTGGCCAAGCCAGTGAAGCCACTTCGCCAGGACCTGGATCTAACGAAGTTCCAAGAGCACAGAAGGTAGCATCAGCACGAGGACTTAACACACCATGACAACAAATAATCTTCCTAAGTCTCAGAACCTAGGCACAGATCAACCTGTGCGCGACTTCTTTGACAGATATTATCAAGGAAAAGTCGAATACTCAGCAAACGACGTTGATGCTGTACTAGGATTCTTTAACAACAGAGGATTTGACGAGCAAGCATCGTCAGGTATTGCAGCAACTCTGCTACGCCAAGCAAAACTAGACGGCGTGAGCACATTTAAGTTATTAGACACCCTCAAAGGACTATCTAACCTACAACTAAGTGCATTAGTAACTCAGATTCTTAATCTATCAAGAGTTAAGTCAAGTGCCATTGGCTATAAGACTCAGCCATCATACGACGCCTTTGAAGCAAGGAACATACTTCCATAAGGAGACCGTATGCCCCGTTTCGCCCAAGGTAAATTTGTTCCAAAAAATCCCGAGAAGTTTATGGGAAACAAAAACCCAATGTACCGTTCGAGTTGGGAATTTACCTTTATGAGATTTTGTGACGAGCATCCCAGTGTTAAGCAGTGGGCAAGCGAAGCAATTAAGATCCCCTATAGAAATCCTCTTACTGGTAAACAAACAATATATGTCCCAGACTTCTTTATATCTTATGTAGAGAAATCTGGTAAGTCAAAAGTAGAACTAATCGAAGTAAAACCCGCCAACCAAGCAATACGAGAAAAAGCAGCTAGAAGCAAAAAGAACCAAGCAGCTTGGATACTAAACCAAGCAAAATGGGAAGCTGCTAGAGCATTTTGCAAACAAAAAGGTATCATCTTTAGAGTAGTAACCGAAGATGACATCTTCCACACCGGTAAGAAAAGGTAAATAAACTGAGTAGTTAACTTAGGATCGCTTATGGCCAATAAAAAATTAGAAGATTTATTCAATCTTGAAACCCCCGAAGAAGAGGTATCAACGGATGAATCGCCAGAATACGAAATAAACGAAGAAAAAGTTGAACAACAGGAATCAATGAGAGAACTAGCAGAGTTTGACAAAATAACATCAGCATTACCTTCTGTTAAAGGCCTAGGACAGATGGCTGACAAAGAGCTAAAAGATGTCGCTGATAAAGCCATAGCTGCATACGAAGATCTAATGGACTTGGGTATGAACGTAGAAGCACGTTATGCAGGCAGGATTCTTGAAGTTGCTAGCACTATGTTAAAGACAAACTTAGAAGCGAAAACAGCAAAGATAGACAAAAAGTTAAAAATGGTCGAACTTCAACTCAAGCAAGAAAAGCTGGAAAACGAGAAACTAAAAAGTAAAAACAAGAACAAAGACACAGACGACCCTGTTCAAGGCGAAGGGTACGTTGTTAGTGATAGGAACAGCTTACTTGAAAGATTGAAGAATTTTGATAAAGATAATGGTAAATAAGAATATAACCGGGACATTGCAATGAAAACCTTTATCGATATATTAAATGAATCTAAAAAAGTCTATCCGTTTAAGATAGGCGTAGCAGGAGAACTTCCACAAGAGTTTTCCGATAAGTTGGAAACTGCCTTACAGAAGTTTGGCGTATCTAATCTAACCAATGGAAAGAAGACGCCGATACAAGAGCGTCCGCTAGATTTTCCACAACTCCACAACACAGAAGTAACTTACTTCGAAACAGATTTATCGTATCCTACAACACCTCAAGTACTTAGAAGCTACCTAGCTTCTATTTGTGATGTTCACGAATCGTATATTACGGTGCGTAGACCAAACGAGCCACTTGAGATGTATCAAGAAGAGTTTGCTAATCACAGCAAACAAGAAGAATACGAAACACTTCTTACCCAACAAGATATGGGCGGGGAAAGTGCACAGCATAACGTAGGCGACAACAGAGTAATGGATCTGCTCAAAGAGCTTGAAACAGCACGTAAAGAGCGTGAACATGACCCAGCCGCAGCAGCACCTGTTGGTGATTCGAAAGACATCGCAAACAACGCTAATAGCAAAAGTCCAATAGGGAGCTAAAATGGATAAGCATACACAAAATTTATATGACATGATTCAACGCATGATTGAGTTGGATGGCACAGAAAAGCAAAAACAACAACTGGACGAAATGGCCAGCATGAACGTGTCTTTTTCAGGTGACACAGCTGAAGAAGTTGCTTCGATGGCTAAGTTGATTGGTAACGCTGGCATGAGCGAGCCTGCACCACAGAGCGCAGAAACAATGCCAATGCGCCAAGACATGGAGAGACTCAAAGGCATCATGGGTGGCGCAGAAGAAGCAGTTGAAGAATCTGACGAAGAATGTGCATGTTGCGGCGAAGTGCACTACGGTGCAAGCCACGAAGACGGACCACACGAGTGTGAATGCTGCGGCGAAACACATGATACAGGTCACTCGGAGGAAATGGAAGGCTACGACAACGAGCCAGAAGAAGAATACCAAGATACTGAGTATATGACCAAGGATTTATCGGGCGGTCTTAATCGTCGTAAGAAGTCGTATGCAGACGCAGAAGACGGTGACAATCCCATGGCTGTTGAAAGTGTTAAAGACCGCTTGTATGCAAAGCTAGCTGAAAAGAAAGCAAAGCCAGACTTCCTTGACGTTGACAAAGACGGTGACAAGAAAGAGCCAATGAAGAAAGCTGTTAAAGACAAAAAGGCTAAGAAATAAGCTAGCTTATGAGTAAATCATTAGACGGAGTATTAACCAAGAAAGCTAATCAGCAGGAATCGTTCACTGAGATACAATTAAAGAGTTTGTCAAGGTGCATGGATCCTGAAGATGGCTATCTGTACTTCGCTAAGAGATATGCTCACATCCAACATCCTGTAAAAGGCAAGCTGTTATTTGATCCGTATGAATACCAAGAACGGTTGATGGCTAGTTATCACAACTATCGTTTTAACATCAACATGCTACCACGTCAGACAGGTAAAACTACCTGTGCTGCAATTTACTTGGCTTGGTATGCAATGTTCCATCCGGACCAAACTGTCCTAATAGCTGCACACAAGTACTCTGGTGCACAAGAGATAATGCAACGCATACGCTACGTCTACGAGCTTTGTCCCGACTATATTAGAGCTGGTGTTGTCAACTACAACAAAGGCTCGATTGAGTTTGAAAACGGTTCGCGTATTGTAAGTGCTACCACAACAGGTAACACAGGCCGTGGTATGGCGATATCACTACTATACTGTGACGAGTTTGCGTTCGTACAGCCAAACATTGCTGAAGAGTTTTGGACTTCGATATCACCTACGCTAGCAACAGGTGGTTCTGCAATCCTTACATCAACGCCGAACTCAGACGAAGATACTTTTGCGACCATTTGGAAGGAAGCCGAACAAAACTTCGACGACAATGGCAACGAAACAGACACAGGTAAAAACGGCTTCCACGCATTTAGGGTTGATTGGCAAGAACACCCAGACCGCGACGAAGCATGGAAGCAAGCAGAGCTAGGTCGTATCGGTGAAGAACGTTTCCGTCGTGAGTACGGTTGTGAATTCCTGGTATTTGACGAAACTCTTATAAGTGCTATCAAGCTAGCAAACATGGAAGGTGTAAAACCCAAGTTTAACATGGGGCAGGTCCGCTGGTACAAGAAGCCAACGCCAGGACACACGTACACTGTTTCACTAGACCCTAGCATGGGCACAGGTGGTGACAACGCAGCGATACAAGTTTTAGAATTACCTACCTACGAACAAGTTGCAGAATGGCAACACAATACCACAGCAATTCCAGGACAGGTACGTATAATGCGAGATGTCTGCGATTACATTGCAAACGAAACTAGACGACCTGAGTCGATTTATTGGAGTGTGGAAAACAACAGTATAGGCGAAGCAGCACTGTTAGTCATACAAGACGTAGGCGAAGAGAATATCAAAGGTCTGTTTTTATCAGAGCCTATGCGCAAAGGCCATGTGCGCAAGTATAGACGCGGCTTTAACACCACACACTCTGCAAAGGTTAGTGCATGTAGTCGCTTAAAAACAATGATAGAAAACGGCAAGATAAAAACATGGTCTAAACCCTTTATATCAGAACTCAAAGGTTACATTGCACACGGTGCCAGTTATGCAGCAAAGCAAGGGCAACACGATGATCTGATAGCATCTATGCTGTTGAACCTACGTATGGTAGCTGTTCTCAAAGACTGGGATCCGACCATATATAACACATTTACACAAGCAGAAGCAGACGATGACTACGAAGCTCCGATGCCGATCTTTATGAGCTCCAACGGATAAATACGACTATGGACCTAAGTAGAATTGCAGAAGAATTATTTTCAAAAGTACGTGGAAGATTTCCAGGAGTTACTATTGGCGATAGCGAAGGGAATGTAACAAACGAGCCAAGCGAGGCTCGTTTTTACGAGTTTCCTTTCAAAGAAGGTGCAAACAGCCAGAAAATTAGTATTTCGATTGACGAAGAAGATGGCCTGGTTATTATGTACACCGACGATATTGCCGAAGATAATTTAGCAAAAAAGAATTGGTATAGCTTTCTTAAAGAGCTTAGAGCGTTTTCAAAGAAACGTATGTTAAACTTTGACGTCCGAAACATAACAAAATCAAATTTAGAAAAAAGAGACTACAGGTTTCTTGCAACAAATTCCGGAGACAGCAGTATGAACGAATCGAAGTTATATGGTACTTCAAAGGTGAGCTATCAAGACATGGACAGTGCTAGATTAGTAATTAAACATACTGAAAGTGTTGACCCTGAGAATCCAGCAGGCCGTACTAGAAATATTAGTAACATCTACATCGAGAACAACGAGTCAGGTGAGCGTTTCAAGTATCCATTCAAACACCTAGCAGGCGCTAGAGCAATGGCTCGTCACGTAGCAGAAGGTGGCACTACATACGATGAATTCGGCGAGCACATCGTCGGGTTGTCAGAAGAGCTGTCAAAGCTACGCAAGTTCAAGAACTACATGGGTCGTTCAAAGGTTATGGCAGAAAGCCTAGCTGAGTACATGGGTGTTGTACACGAGCGCATCGGCACTGTTAAAAAGCGCATCGAAAGTTTGCAAAAGCCAAACTACTACAAAGAAGCATACGATAGTTTTGAGAAGCCAGTCTTTGAGGAAATTCCGGAAGACGTCAAAGAGAACTGGATTGATCAATTAACAATCCGTCAGTTTAACGAAGAGCTTAAAGATGTATTCCCGTACATTTACAACCTAATTGGCGAAGCATCAAAGCCTAAAGAATTAGGCCCAGAAGACTTTGTAAGTGAAGACGACCGTTATTCTGACGAAGCACCAGATCCTATCGAAGATGACGACGATGACGTAGAGGAAGGCATTGGCAGAAAGTTCAACAAGCTAATGGACTTTGGTGACCTGAACCCTAAAGATATACAGAAAAGAGTTCGTGCTATGACTGACGATCAGTTGAAGA